ATCCGAAACCTTGAACGCCTTCCCTTCGTTCTTGTCGGTGACAAAGGCATTCGTGGAATAGTTGAACCCGTTCTGCTTCATTTCATAAAGTCCGTACAGCCATGACTTGTCCTGATCCGAATTGTCCTTGTCTGCCGGATTGAAATAAATCATATAGCTGGAATCACCATTGATGTCAATGACGGAACTGTTAACGGAGTACTCAATCGTATTGCTTTCCCCAGCACCGCATTTCCCGTAAATACCCAACGTATTCCTGATATTGTCCGCAATAGTAAAGCCATCGACACGGGTGGACAGATTGAATGTACTGTTACGTCCTACTGATACGGTAGTCAGCACTGTATCGGTTTCACTGTTGTCTCCGGTAGAGGTATTGGCAACTTTCACGACCTTGTGTATTTCGACATGGGCATCGGTAGCGACATGGCTGGGATCATAGCACGCCACTTCGATGTTCAGGTTTGCATACTTCTTGACTGACCATGCCGTTTCCGTTTCTTCGGAATGCGCAAGCGCCACGATAGGCATAAGACTTGACGGGTTGACAATCATCACATCAAAGAACTGGTAGTTCGACCATACGCCCGATTCCACGTCCTGTGCGACAATCCTGACAGTATATGCACCATGTTTCAGTCCCAAAGACGAAACGTTGATTTGCAAGTCCTGTGAGCGTGTGGAAGCCACGCTGGTTTGTGAGATCAGCTTCCATTCGTCGCCTATTTTGATATGTGCCGTAACGGTTGACTTATTGGCGGAGGACAGTTTGAACACGTCCGTCATAGTGATGAGTCCCGAACCTTCCTGCAATGTTTTGTACAAAGCCCATACACGGGAAAGTTTCAGGTTTACAGCCGTGACGCTGATTGTCTTCTGCGCGGTGTTTCCCCCGTCATCGGTGGCAACGACCACAAACTTGCGGTTCATCGCTTCGCTGAAATAGCTTTTAACGGAAATCGCAAAAGTGTAGTCCGTATCTGACGGGGAACTTTCCCGGTTCACGTTGAACGTTTCAAGCGTTTCCCCCGTTGACTTGTCTTTCAGTTGCAGGGTTTCGATATTGTTGTATGAAACCATTTCACCCGATCCGGTACGTGACAGGATTGCAAGCCTGATTGTCAGGTCGTCAGTTCCGAGTGCGGCATACAGGGAGGTCTTTTGCGGATAGATATACACGATTGTCCCGGCAACGCCCCCACCGCCACCAGTTCCGACTGCAAAGGTGAAACCGTCGCCCAGCGGAAACCCTTCCGCGTCCTTCATGTACACACGCACCGTTCCGTCTTCCGCCTGTTCGCCATCCACGTCGACGGGCATGGCATCATAGACCGCACCACCTGCTACCGGGTTCACGCTGTCCTTGATGATTTCGGAATCGGTTTCGACTGTTCCCCCAGCGGCAGAACCGAAGTCGTTCCATGCCGCCAAGTCATTATAATCGGCACGGGACGCGCACAACTGTTTGGACTCGAATGTTTCCTTTCCGGTGCGGTAGATGATAATCACACCGGGTTTGATGCATTCCGTTTCATTTGCTGTCTCGTAAGCTGTCAGGGCATTGATAGCCGTTTGAAGAATATAGTATCCGTTTGATAATGGCGCAATTTCATCGACCAGCAGCACTGCGCCTTTGCCCGTCATGTCGCCACCAGCACCACCGAAGTCCGTCCAGTTCGCTTCTGTGGCAAAGCCTTCAAGGGATGATCCGGCAAACTGTTTGGATTCCCATTCACCTTCAGCAATTTTATAAGTCAATACGATACCCGGTTTGCGGTAAGTGACATTATCCGCATTCTCCCTTTCCGTAATTGCGGCAATGGCTGCGGACAAGGAATAGACAGAGCCGCCACATATTTCGTTGACATTGATAACGGACAGGGCTTTGTTAGCCAGCGACAATGCTGAAGACGCGGTAGCCTGTGCGTCTTCAGCCGATTTCTTTGCCGCTTTTGCAGCCAAGTCCGCAGACGCGGCTAACTGTATCGCGTCGGAGTCGGCAGAAAGCAAAGCCCCGGCAAAGTAGATGTAGGTCTTGTTGCCGAACAGGTATATTTTATTCTCGTGCGGGTGTGTGCGGTCGGTATTCATATAGGCATCAACACCTTTCCAGCTTGGATAATACTTGTTGTCAACGAAGCAGGCAAATTTACCCAGACTGGCGACAAATACAATTTTACCGTCTTCAGTAGGCGCATTGGACTGCTCCAACACAATGGAAGAGTCTGTTACTATTTCGTCGAAGCGTTCTGTTGAGTGATGTACGAAATCTACCATTAATGAAGACACGTCCTGTGATGTGCTGTCGGCATCGTCAGAAAGGCTTTTAAGTTTACCCCATACTGTCCCGTCTTCGCTTTCCGATTCCGTGCCGATATTATCGGACAGCTTTCCGATATTTTCATTCGCTTTTTTAGCGGATTCCGCAGCTTCGTTGGCTTTCTTTTGTGCAGCATCAGCCGTATTCTTTGCCGTTTCTACATCTTCTTTTTTTGCATATACGGAAAGGTTGCCTGTCGTTGAGACAAGTTTCCACCCCGGATTTTGAAAGGCGTAGATGTTACCATTGTCGACTGCATCGGGGGTATTCTCGTCATACACCGTCACGATCTGACCGAATTTCAACGGCTTTTCGTCAGAACCGACCGGGGAAGTACTGTCCGCGTTCATCTCCGCGACGGTGGTGTATGTGTTACGAATCCCCAACCCGATCTGGTTTTTCTCCGCTTCGTTGATGACATCCAGCGTTTCATCAATCAAGCCGCCCACTTCTTCAGGTGATATGGATAAGGAATCTTTCTTTGCCGAAAGTTCCTGTGCCCGTCTTTTTAATTCGTATATTGTTGCCATTATCAGTTAAATCTTTAATGTATCCTCGATTAAAATAGTACTTGCAGGCATTTGGACAAGTGGGCTGCCATCTGCTGAAGCTATATAACAGTTGCCGTTATCGAATGTGAGTTGAACAATCATTGATTGTGGATTATCCCATGAATCTGCATACGACATCGATAGACTGAACACTCCGGAAATATTCTTTACAGACGAATCAAATGTACATAATCTCCGTTTGCCGTTCACTTCAGGAGCTATCATGGAAGTTCCTGTATTGGCAGCAGCCAAGATATTAAAATAGACAGTTTCATTGCCCGTCTGTTTTGCCCGGTATATGATTTCTGCTTTTCCGGAAACGACTTCACTTAGGGATAACTGGGCTTTCATGTCCTTTTCTATTATGGTCTTGTCCAAATAATCTGTGACAATAGCCAATATTTTGTTCCTGAATGTTACTACATCATTTCTGCCTACATACATATCTGACTTTGTATATGTTGTTGACAGTTTTACATACCTGCGCTCATATACTTGCGCTTCAGAATTGTCCGCAAATATTTCATTTTGAAATTTTTCCTGAACAACCACCCAGTATACTGGTTGTGATGTAGGCACAGTAAGAATATCCGGTTTTATCGGATAAACTTCATCACCTATCACGATATATCCATTTCCGACAATAGTATACACTGTATTGGAACCAAGGATTTCCGTGCTGACCGGATCGCTTAACAGAATATGTTTCTCTCCCAGTTTCATCCCGGAACAAATGGCTTTCAATACGTCTGCTGTGGATTCTTGCATAAATTCCAAATCATCCAAATAAAATGGCTGTCCGCCTTCTTTAAATAACAGTTTATTCATATTCGTATATTTTAAGGACGTAGGTTCGTCCGGCTGGTTTATAATAGTCAATCAAGTTTTTAATCTCATTCTCATACGTTGACAGGAACGACGGTATGTTCACCATGTAATTTCCCGAATAGTTCCCTTCACCGCGCTGCTGGATGTGTTTCTTTCCCACTCCTTCACCCCGTTTATACAGGTAGGACGGGATTTGCTCTTCCCTGCGGTGATACAGGTACGATTCTTTTCCCGCAATATCAGTGATGTATATTTCCCTGTTTTTCAAGAAAAACCTGTCGTTCAGCACTTTCTCGATATATATCACCTGACCGTTTATATTCAGCTTGTTGATAGCCTGTTTACGGTAGCTTTTAAACAGGGTGTAAATGAAGATTAAAGGGAGAAGGAAGATGGATATGATTGCAAATATCTTCCTTTTCCTCAATGACGGACGAAGCACATACTGCGCGTATTTGATAATGTCAAAATCATACCACATAAGTCAGGGAGGTTTCAAGGCTGTTCAGGATGAAGCACCCGGCTACAGCCGTATAGTTATTATTTTTAATTACGTTATATTCCGTAGCGGATGCCGCTTTTGCGGCACATTCTCCAAGTTCGATATCCAGTACGCCTTCAACCCTCTGTATCGCGTCAACAAGTTTTGTCTTATTGAATTTACCGCCATACTCGATACCTTTCAGATAATCGTTGATGGCGGCAAGTACTGGTTTACTACCATCCGTCAGGCGGATACCGGAAGCGTTGATAACCATAGGATCGACTTCTATGGTCGCGTTGATACGGATGTCATCTGCCGGAATTGACTGTATCGACAAGATTACCCCGGCAATCTTGATCGAATTCATATAGCTTTTAAATGCCGTCAGAACGTCCCCGGTCAAAGGACAAGGAAGTCCCCCCTCATCTCCGGACACGAGTATCTGAATACTTCCTCCACGATCTTTGACTGCCACATACTTGACAAGCTGTTTGGTTTTGTCGATAACGGAATACCGGAACTGGTATTTCTCCGGATCATAGACCAGCGGATCACCATACTGGAAAGCCAGCGCACTGCTATGATACCATCGCACGGTCGGTATGATATTGGCGTCAATCCGTTCCTCCACGTCCGATTTGAACTGGTCAAACATTTGCTCTATGACGTGCGCTGTTGCCGCAAAAATGTAAAACAGGGTACTTTCTATTGATACGGGGGAAAACACCGAATCAAAGTCGGCATCACCCGTGATGCCATACAGGTCACGGATAATGCTGTTTGACATATAGGCATCCGTCATTTCTTTCTTTATTTCTGCGATTGTTCTAGCCATTACTTAAATTGTTCGGTAAACTGTTCGGTGAAAATTCTCAATCGTACCGCATTTGAGGCGGTTTCAGAAGTAGCCGGACAAACGGAGTTCCGCTGGCAGTAATCAGCCAGTTCACTGTTATAGACCTTTTCCGGGGTTTCGATTTCCTGTCCGGCTTGTAGGGTGTCCGTTATGCCCATATCGTTCGTCCTGGCAAGCATGAAAGCCGCTTCGATTGTACCATATTCCTGCACGGCTATGTCCAGCAGGGTTTGTCCGGCTTGTACTACAGTTTTCATCTTACATTTTTATAAATAAAAAATACAAATGCAATAAAAAAGGCTGCTATTACGGCTTTTGCCCACGGAGGAATGTACGCGACCTTTTCAACGACCTTTGTATCATTCCTCTCCTGTTTTTCCAGTTGCTCCTTCAATGTCAGCAGGGTTTCCTGAATTTCCTGTATTTGTACCTGAATCTGTTCATTATAGGTTTCTTTCTCCTGTCTGGTAGACGTTCCCGTCGCTGTCTCCGTAGAGGTCGGGTATTGTTTCCCGGTCGAATCCGGTGGCGAATAGTTCGTCTTTTGCCAGTTGAATTCCATTTGCTGCATCATCTCGATAATTCGTTCAACGTTCTTGTTTACGTCGACCTGCGCTTTGTCCGTAGAAACTTCTTCCTGTTCCGTCTGCTTCTGCTCCGTGTTATCCTGATGGACGGTCGTGTCCGTTTTGGACGATCGGCAGGAACAGACGGACAGCACCACGATTGTGAGTAAAAAAACGAGTATCTTTTTCATTACGGTCGAACGATTACAGGTGGTAAAAATGAGGTAAATTCACTCTTTACGTCGAAGCAGGGACATTCTTTCATCCACTCGCATTTTTCGACGATGTCGTTCCCGTTCTTGTCCGGACTGGTATCTCGATGCCCGAGGATATCAATAATGTCGTGGCGGTGGCAGATGTCCTGAACGAGCTCGCGCATCGCTTTCTTCTGTGCGTCCGTCCGGGTATCCTTTGCCTTGCCGTTCTTATCCAGTCCGCCCTCATAGCAGATACCGATTGAACATCGGTTATAACTGGTTTTCTCACCGGGAACGATAAAGTTATCATGTGCCCCGATTTCGTTTTCCGCACGCATGGGAATCACGCGACCGTCTTTCCGGATATAATAGTGGTATCCCCATTTTCCAAAGCCACGGGCTACGTGTGAATCATTAATTTGCTTCTCTGTGAAATCTTTGTCCTCGCGTGTTGCAGAACAATGAATGATAATGTATGTAGGTTTATTCATCTTTCTTTTCCTCCTTATTTTCTGTTTCGTCTTCTCCTTGAATGTATTTCTTATACTTGCATTTATACCTGTAATCAACTCCGAAGAGTGCGCCTGCAAAAGTCGAAACTTCGCCATAGGCGACTAAAACCGAGTTGTCAATCTGTCCCGTAGGTACTACCCAAAATCCGCAAAACAGCAGGATCATTCCGGATACGGACAGGAAAACTGCGATCCATAACTGTACGTGTAGTCTTTTCATGATACATACAGGTTATAGAATCAGTCGGAAAACTATCCATACCAGTAATATGACCACATCCGCCAACAATGCCCCGCGTACCGTCGCCCGGATGTCTGCCATATCCGGAACATCGTCTTTCGATTCCTTCCATTTACCAGCCAGCCATGCGGATACAGTTCCCAAAACCATGCCGCCCAATACGCTAGGGAAGCTCACCCCAAACAGGAAAACAGATGCTACCACGCACACGGCTAAAATGAGCATCCCAATCAGTCCGTGAATGATTTTGTCTACTCCGAACTTTTTAATCAGATCGTTACTTGCTTTCATTTTCAATCATTTTAATCGTTAGTAATTTCAATATTTATTTTATCCACCAGCTCCGAATAGTCAATGCCCGCGCGTTTCAGGTGGATTTTCATTTGTTTCTCAATGGCTCTTTTATCAGCCTGTGAACGGATATACCGGATCAGGTTCGCACCCAGCACCGGGTCTTCTTTCAACTCACCCTGATTCAGCTCAAGCACGATTGCCGCATTTTGAATCAGAGTGTCACCGATTACGAACCCGGTCAACCCGTCTTTTCCCTTATGGGGGACAATTCTGATATCACCATCCTTGTCGAGTAATAGTCCTTTCATTGCTTCACCCTTTCGTTTTCAATGTCCCTGACCTGTGTCTCTTTTAGTGATTCCGAAATGTAGGAAGACAATGCCGTTTTCAAAGCCGATCCCCCGTCGTTCGGTACAGGTGTCCATCCTGACAATTTCTGCTTCAATGAATTGATGTCCTTTTCAATCAGGTTCAGCCGTTCCGTCAGTTCCCCGACTTTTACCAGTCCGCCCAATGTCCCGCCATTCAGCACAATTTCGTCCACCTCATCAGCAGAAATCAGGAAGGCGTCAGTCTCCTGTCCCTCGATGATTCCGACCAGACAAGTTGTTCCCGGTTTCGGATAGATGCATAATGCACCCATTCCCAACTGGACATCATAATATTCAAGCTGGTCAATGACCCCGGTCACATCCATTGCCTTGTTTTCTTTATCAACCTTGTCTACCGTTACCCAGCGCAATTGCGCCTGTCTAGCCCCTTCGCGCCATTTTTCAAGCGCATCACGTAACTGTTCATCCGTAGTCATTCCGCACGTCCTCCCAACTCTAATTTTTGCCTGTATGTAGCATCGTCACTGAAATCCTTTGTCACCTTCTCAACGTAATAGTATCCGTTAATTTCCGGAGTTATTTCACTCTTCAGGTCAATCGTTATACCGTGACGGACGACAGGTATCCCGAACAGTTCGACGCCCCCGCGGTACTTCTGCTTTTTAAGGCTTTCGTAGAAATCTCTGGCGAACTTCTTCAGGTCTTCGACCTTGACGGACTTTCCTTTTTCATTGTAAGTCAGGTTATAGACCTCACTTCCTTCCGTTCCGGCTTTTGCTTCCAGTTTCTTGCCGCCAGCACCGATGCTGACAACCTTGACCTGAAACTCACCGTTGGTTTCGTTCAGGTTCTGACTGACGGCATTTTTTTCCAGTACGATTTTCACCTTTTCGGTGTCGACCTTTTCGGAATAGACATTTCCGCAATACAGGACTTTGCCGATGAAATAGCAGTGGAGGTTGGTTTTCTTCCGGATGTCATTCAGGATTTCCGCGACCGTTCTGGAAGAATACCGTACCGCACCAAGTTCAGCATCATAGTTCGTTTTCACCTCATAGCCTTTGGCAACGTCTGCAAGCAGTTTCTTCAGTGTGACATTCTTTGCGGAATAGGACACTGTTTTTCTTTTCAGGTTATACATTTCGTCCTCACACCGGATCGTCACTGGAACACCCCAGCCGATCAGCGATATATATCCTTCAAATTCCGTGTACAGGTTGGAATCATATCCGAGTTCAATCTTCACCTGATCCCCGGCAGACAGCAGTTCCTTCAGGTCTTTTCCGGCAAAGTATTTGATACGCCTGGGAAGGACTATTTCTGCAGAGTCTGTCAGCATCTTCCATGAACTTTCGATGTGAACCGACGAAATCGTATAGATGACCAGTTCCTCGCGTCTCTTGTTTGCCGGGAATGTGATCCGGCTGCACATCATATAGCTCATAGTGTCAGTTCATAAGGGTTATCACTCGTTGCTTCTATCGTGAACGGAACTACGCTGCTGTTTCCCTGAATCGGATTGAACGAAATGTTATCAATGACAATGGAGTAAATTTCCTTGTTGTTGAAGATGCTTCCCGTAACTCCGACCGCTTCCGTCACTTTGCGGAACTTGCAGAGCGCGTTCACTTGTTCGGCAACCGTCTTATAACCTTCCCGGCTTTTGTCTGCTATGCAGAATCCCCGGATATTGATTTTCCAGTCGTCGAGCCCGTAGACTTCCTTTACAGTTCCGTGAACACCCAATACCTTCGTTTTTGAACAGTTCATCGAGCGCGAAAAGTCCACGATCGTTGCATACGGCATCGGAAAACTAGCCATATTCATCGTGCCGCGTGACCCGTCCGGATTATAGGTGCTGTATTGCTTGTTACCGTCAAGGGTAAACGTCCCGATGACCGGAGTCCCCATCCAGCTGTATGCTTCGGCTTCGGCATCCGGAATCGTTGTCACTCCGATGTATTTCCCCGGATCGTAATCCTGCAGGGTTCGTCCCCACGGAAGATAAATCGGGGATGAAATCCCGAAGACCTCCGTGAACAATGCACCAATATTTAACGCTGTATTTCCTGTCATAACTTTATCCTATTGCTGGTACTGTATCGGTTATCACCGCTAAAATTTCCCGTTTGACCTTATCCGCAACATCGCGCATGTCCGCACCTGCCGCAACCCTGAAATGATTGTTGAATGTCACGTTCATGGTGATATTCCTCACGCTGCTTCCACCTTTTCCACCAAGTCCCACGTCTTTCCCGGAAGTCCCCCCGGTTGAGGTTGTGACGGTGGTCGGTTTGTTGACTGCCGCTGGTGCGGTGTCCAGCTGGAACTTGTCAAGTCCGGGGACTTTGTCCTTGTTCCGCCAGCTTTCCCGTCCCTTTTCCTTGCCTTCTTCCCATGCCCGACCGACTGCCACAGCGTTGTCAAACACTTCTTTCTTTACCCGTTCAAATACGTCGTCAATGCTCCAGTCATCCCTGAACCAGTTAACCGGATTCAGAATTTCAATGATTCCCATTTGGATGGTATGAATCGTCTTGAAAAAGGAAAGAAAGCCCGTTTTAAGGACTTCCCACAGCCCGAACAGGAACACACGGACTCCTTCAAACTTGTTATAAAGGAAAGCCACGAAAGCGATGACAGCCGTTATGAATGCAACGATCCAGCCGATGACAGGGATACCCATGATAGCGACGGAAATCAGCCGGCTACCCACGATTGTAGACAATGCCATTCTAGCCATCGACGCAACCCAAACCCCGGCAATCTTTGTTATTCCAAGTGACATGATCTGCGAAATAGACCATGCGACAGTTCCGAGCGTGACAAGCGCGCCTACAAAGATTCCCACAACTTCAATGGCAGGGGCAATCGGTTCTACAAATTCAAAGAAACTGATCTTCAGGTCGTCGATAAACGCTTGCATACGTTTCTGCTTTTCGGCATAAGTATCCATTTGTTTATTTGCCATGTCGACCGCAGAAGTAGAACCCTGTATCGCTTCCGTCCATGTGTCAATTTGGTCTACACCCTCAATCAAAGCCATCGCTGAAGCAAGGTTTTCACTTCCGAACAACGCGGACATGATTGTAGCGTTGTGCATGACCGGAGTCAGGGCACGCAGTCGGTCAGTCAGTGAAAGGGACTGGTTTTGCATCGTTTTTATATTGACCCCGGCAGCTTTCAGTTGCTTGATCGCGTCCGTAGTCGGAGCCTGCAATTTGACTATCGTGTTACGCAAAGCGATACCGCCTTCTGAACCCTTTTTCCCCGATTTGTCAAGCAACTGGATCAGGGAGTTTGTTTCGGCAAATTCAACCCCGAATGTTTTTGCAACACTACCCGTTTGTTTCAATGCTTCCGCGACCTCCCTGATTTCGGCAGACCCTTCGACAGTTCCTGCCGCCATGATGTTCATATAGTCCGTCATAGTTTGTGCGGCTTTCATCGGATCATCGAGGGAAACCTTATACTGGTTCATGGCGGTGGACATGGCTGCAGACGCTCCGGGGACGTCATTTTGCATCGTTTTACTAAGTGTCATTACATTATTCGACATGATTTCGAGCGCGTCCGGTGCTTTTTTCAGTTCCGGAGTAATCTTTGAAAGCAAGTCCTTATAAACGACCATAGCATTTGACGCATCGACACCGAACGCTTTTGCCGTGTTACGGGCTTTGGTGGCGAGAACGTCCAGTTCCTTCCCCTCCATGTTGGTGATACCGGACATTTCGGCAACGGCAGTTTCAAACCGGACGCCCGGTTCGATGGCGTCGTTAAAGGAATCACGGATATTGTCAACACCTTCCTTCAGCTGGTTGAGAAAGAACATTCCCTTTCCCAGCCCTTCCAGTTTTCCGGCTGTTTTTCCCGATGTCTCCCCAAGACGTTCAACCACTTCCTCCGTGTCGTCGATCACCCGTGTAGCTTCTTCGGCTGCATCGGTTGCCGCATGTAGCGGAGACGTGATCCTGTCAACCAGTTCCAATATCCATTGAGTCACTTGCATTGTCTTTTGAGAATAATCGGTTTACAACTTTAGCGAATGCATTGTGCATTACTATTTCAAATTCTTCCAACTCCGTTTTCCGCAACATGCGGTATTCGGCATAGAGCCGGAGCCATTCATCTTCGTCCAGTTTGTCCGGGATGTCAAAGCCATATACTTTTTTCAGGATGGCATCTATTCCCTCGACAAGACCGAACGCTGATGAATATTCCTCTATGCTTTGCTGATAAAAGCCGCCTGTCCGGCAATCAGTTGTCCGATGGCGGTCAGGACTGAAGTATAGACGGTAGAATCTTCCAACGCCTCCATATTGCCAGCCGCCACGCAGTTCCGGATCAGGATGTCATTTGCTTCTTCAAGATCATCCTTTTTCTTTGCCATAGCCAGCAGGATGTTTTTTTTCGGGCGGACGATCAGGTAGTCGTAACGTTCATCCTCGTCCACCTGTACGGTGACATGCTTCAGGCGTTTTCCGTATTTCAGTTTCAGTTCCGTATGCTCTTCCTCTGTGAAATCGACAATCAAAGCCTTTTCCTCCGTTGTCAGTTCCTCGTAAGGCTTTCCAGCCTTGATTTTCATTTCTTCTTCTTTCATTTTAAAAGTCTTTTAAACGGTTATTAAACTACATTGCCACATTCCAGTCGATATGGCTGGGAAGAAGGGTGAATTGTGTGGCAATGCTTTTATCACCCTGTTTAACGTCCACGCCATTGTCCGTGAATTCGACGTTCCGGATTACGTCCTTCATGACAAGCCCTTTATACTCATACATGACCGGAATGTCGAACGGCTCGATATCCGTGAGACGCTTTCCCGAACCGAGTGCCAGTTGCAAGGCGTTCACTTCTTCTTTCAGAAGGGTGATCGATGCTTCAGCCTTGTAATTCCCCTCACCGCGACCGACAGGAAATTCACCGGCACCGTAGATGTTGTCTTTCTCTTTGCTGTCTTTGTAGGAAAGGGCTGTGATACCCTCTACCTGACGACCGAGCATGACAACCTTGACGCTGTTCCATCCGGCTATTTTTCCGAACTTGTTGATTAATGTTCCTAACAATGCCATATTTTCAGATTTTATTTGTGAAACCCAAGTCAATCTCAAACTCATGTACAATACCGTCTGCAACCAGTTTTACCTTGATATTGAAAGGCTTGTCGCTGACAGCCATCTGTTTGGGATTGATATAAATGTCGAAGTCTGCAATATCCTCCGAAGTTACCATAGTTTCCAGTGCGGATTTGACAAGCGCGTCCCAACTGCTGATCGTGGTATTACTGATATATCCGGTTGACGGGTCAGCTTTCACCTTACTTCTCACACGCGGTAACAAGGTATTGCGGATAATACGTGCCGCCTTGTTCCAAACAGCGTTATATTCAATATATGCATAGTCGCTGTCCGCTTCCGTACACGTACATGAATTGCTGAAAAAGAATCCGGCATACCCTTGAAAGCTGCCGACGAAGATATACCCTTGGTCAGTCAGTTTTTTCTGGTCGGATACGCTCAACTGTGAGAAGGGTTTGCCATTGCTCAAGGCTGCATCCAGCCAAAGCCCGTTCAGTTTGTCAGTCAATGGATAGTCCTTTGTCCCCTTTGCCGTCCGTGGGTGGTTTTCAATATCAACACTGCCCATATTTTCATGTACATAGCGGACAGACAGCATTCCGAGTGCGCTTCCTACGGCAGCGTGTGTCCGGTATGCTTCATCCTTTGCCGCCCGTGCCGGGTCTTGTGCAATCACGACAGAGACGTTTTCAGCATCCAACTTCCGGAGGTCGACAGCATCGGCAATGGCATTGATATACTTTCCGACACCTTCCAATATTACCGCATCGACATACAGGTGGTCTTCCCTGAATTTATTGACCATCTTCTGTGCCTCTTGTACGGCTACTGTGATTGTTTCGTCCGCAGTCAGTGAGCAGATACCGATGGTGTTTACTCCGTTGATGGTACGTACCGCATTGACGAAATCTTCCTTCGTCAGCAGGCTTGACACTTTTTCAGACTTCGGAACCAGCATAAGATACAGCGAACGTTCCGGAGACAGGCGGAAGACTTCGCTGGTATGGTAATGCACCAGTTCCTTGTTTTCAAGATCAATGGTATCATCCCAACCAAGTGCTTCCAAATCGGTAATGTCGTTGAGGTTTTCCGGCTTGTAATATTCAAGTTTTCCGATCTCCGATCCACCGACCACGAGCAAGATGATGCGGTCACTGGTATCGGTATCCCGTACCAGCCCGCCATTAACTTTGTTGATGATTACTCCTGTAAAATTTCCCATAAAATAATTCGTTATACGGATTTACCTGATAAAATTGCACCAACACCGAAATCTTCAATACGGTCTACAATACCGTAGGTTTGGGTACGATATTCGGATGTAGGACTCTTGCTGCGTGTATCGGTCGTTTCCGGACGATACAGGGATTTCACGGATTCGATGTGGTAATACGTATTCGGAGCATAGAAGAACGTGCTTGCCTGAAAGTCCGTTTCGGCAGACGGTTTTGTGCCTTCCGCCACCTTCTTGGCTGTTTCCGCATTATAGAACGGGCAGTCGTTATTCTCAAAGAACTTGATACCCATGAAGCCTTTCGGTTTTCCGGTTGCCGGATCAAGGTAGAAAGTACGGTCATAGAAGTACTTGGACGCATCCTTATCCAGCAACAAGTCACCCATGTGCAGGGGGGAAAGCACCATGTACAGGGCATCGGTAACGGGAAGGTTCCACGTCTTTGCGAGCGTTGCAAAATCGACCAGATCCTTATAAGACAGTCTCAAACGACCATTAATATCTTTCTCACCCGTTGTCCGGATAACAGGCATTTCTTCGTTTGAATCATCCTCCGGAGCCAGTTTGTGCAGCACATGGTTGCGGATACCGACCTGAAAGGCTTCATTGTGCTTCACACGGATAGCAGCGCGCTTGTCAAAAGCGAGATAACGGATTTCGTCATCCGTACAGGAACTGGGTTCCGTATCGTAGATTTCCCACGGTACGATATAATTCTTTCCGGTCATTTGCTTCGGCTCGAAATCTTCCGTGTTGTTTACGCGAAAACCGACATTGTTAATCAGTTTGTTTCTGCGTACACCGTCCGCAGCCAAAGCTCCGGCAGGAACAGAGCCTAAGACCTGCATGAAGTCCGCCCTGTAATTGCGACGTTCGATCAACAGTTGGGGATCGACGTACTTGTTCAAATAAAGACCGTCTACTGGTTGTGCCATATTCTTTTTTTTAAATGGTTAGTATTTTATTTTCCGTTACGCTTTATGTAGTCATTCAAAAGACGTTCGTATTCAGCCGGATTCTTCTCCATGATATTTTTCAAAGCCTCCGGATCGTTTTGAAGGTCTTCGAACTTTTTGTTTGTGGTATCCGTCAGACTGGGAGCATGAACTTCCGGCATTTCCACAGGCTTGATAGCGTCGAGCAGCTTCTTTGCGGTATCGAAATTGCTGGTCAGGTTCGCCTTCCAGTCGTCACGAACGTTGGCTGTGATTCTTTTTTCCTTGATCGCACTGTTCAGGATGTTTTCGATTTCCTGTTCCTTGCGTGCCTCCTCCTGTCTTTCGAGCATGTCGACGCGGTCTGCCTTACGCTTCCACACGTCTACCTGTGCGATGAATTGTGCTTCCGTGGTACTTGCGTCCATTCCGAAGCGGGTAGTCAACATTGTTAAATCCATGTCATTTTTTGATTTTTCGTTATTAATAGAGTCAGTAATCTCAATTTCACCTGTGTAACCGCAGTTGGTAATCATTTGTGCCATAGCCTTATCGACTTTTGCCTTGCCTGTAACTTCCGTCACAAAGCCGTTTTCCTTCGCTTCCTGCGCGCTCATCCAGTAGTCGCCCTTCTCCCAGGCGTCCCGGATTTTCTTCTTGTCCGTACACTTTGACAGGAAGGCATTCAGATAGTGCTCATTCAGTTTACGCATGACCTCCAAAGCCGATTCAATATCAGCGACTCTCCCGCATGCCCCTCCGCTGACCTGATGGATCATGAAAAGTCCGTTGGCAGGCATGGAGAACGATGTGCAATTGATAGCGATGTAGGTTGCCGCACTGGCTACCAGCGCACCGCCTTCACCCGTAATTTTGCCGGGAAACTTCTTGATCACGTTCACGATCTCGTTGGCTTCGAAGCATTCGCCACCGGGAGAGTTGATATAGATATGCACATCCTTGATTCCTGATCTTATCAGTTGCTCAATTTTGGAAGTGAATTCCGCTTCCGTCTCCCTCCATTTTGATATTGTGCCTTTGAGTTCAATCCGGGCACGTCCGTTTTCCGCTGTTGCAGTCAGATTCATTTTCGCGATATTTAAAATTTCATACTGCAAAATTGGAAAAGGAAAGGCGGGTACGGAAAAAGCGTTTTCATCTTGGAAAAAAAACAGTGTTAACAAGGACGTATTTTTTCCAACTTGGAAAGAATACGTTCCAACATGAAAAGCCGTTTTCCACAGGTGGTGTTGAAATATGACCTTTGCTGCGTAAACGAAAGGAAGCGATATGCCAAGCAAAGAATACTACCGTAAATTGAAGAAGGAAGCGCACGACCTTTATGTACGTGAAGGAATGACGTGCAAGGAGATTTCCACACGAATAAACGTGTCGGAAAGGTCTGTTTCAAGCTGGATTAATGAGAATGACGCACTTTGGAAAAAAGAGCGTCAGGCATCTGTTATTTCATCGCAAAAGCAGGGTGACAACCTGAAACAGATTATCAACATTCTTGCAGACCAAAAACTGGAGCTGCTGCGCATGATTGACGAAGCCATTGCGGAAGGTGACAGCGACAAGGTGCTCGAACTACGGAAACAGGCGGCTACGCTTGACAACAGTGTGGCGCAATGGGGAAACCAGCTCAAAGAGGTGGACAAAAAGAACCGGATTACGCTCGCTATTTACATTGATGTCATGAGCCGGATATTCGATGCGATGAAGGTGTACGATGCAGACCTTTATTTTAAAACACTGGACTTTCAGGAGAACCACCTTTATGAAGCCGCAAAAATGTTGGGATAATGAAAGTCGAAGATAGCAAAGCCCTCAAGGAGTATCAGGAGAAGTTAAAACGTGCACGGTGCACAGGCAACCTGATTGATCCGGACGAATCTCTGACAGTTCGGATGAACCGCATACAGCGTGCCAAAAATGACGTCAAATACCTTGTTGAAACTTATCTTCCGCATTATGCGACAGCGGATTGTGCGGACTTTCAGATCGCTCATGCCAATAAGGTGATGAACGATCCGATTTACAAGGGATATGCCGAATGGGGACGCGGACTTGCAAAGTCGGTGTGGAACGATGTGATTATTCCCCTATGGTTATGGATTAACGGTGAGACGCATTATATGTGTATCGTTTCCGATACGTTTGACCGCGCTTGTGACCTGCTGGAAGATTTGCGTGCGGAATTCGAGGCAAACGAACTTTTGAAACACGACTTTGGCGAGCAGTATAATCCGGGATATTGGGAAAAGGGAAACTTTGTAACGATGAACGGCTTTATTTGCAAGGCGTTCGGTGCGAAGCAAAAGGTTCGCGGACTTCGTAAAGGTGCGCACCGTCCGGAT